TAGCAGCACGACCAAGGGCTAGCAGCCAGTCAGCATCATAAGCAATCTGTCGTGACCAAGATGTTTGACCAAGCGTTGGCACGCTATTCATATCTGTCACATCGTCTGGAGTGGCAGAAGAAATAGCAACGATTGGAATCTCTTCTGAGATAGCAAGCAACTTTAGTTCACGGCTAAGATTCTTCATCTTAACAACCTCGCTGTCTGTACGCTGGTTACTAGTCATAAGATTCAGGTAATCAACGAACACAATGTCTGGCTTGTATTGATCAATCTTTCCACGAAGCACGCTAGGAGAAACCTCGCCAACACCCTCGTTAGAAATAATATGAATGCTAGGCTTGCCAGTAAACTCCTTATCCATCCACTTCTTAAACATATCAATCTCTACATCACCACGCGACAACCTGCGATGACTCCAAATGCCCTGACCAATGATCGCAAAGATACGATTACGAACCTCTGCCTCAGTCATTTCCAGAGAGACAATTAGTGGGGACTTGCCATTCTTCCAAGCCTGTACCGCCAAGTACAGGGCCATCCACGACTTTCCGATGGCTGGATAGGCCAATAGAACGCCTAACTGTCCTGGGGTAATGCCAGCAGGCAGGTAATTGTCAAAGCCTGCCAGACCCGTGTAAATGCCGTGAGCACCACTTGCCTGAAGTTCTTTTACTTGCTCAAAGTATGCAACAGCATCATCAACATCAGAAACATCTAGATCTCTAACAGTAGACGTAACCTTCTTCAGGTTTGCCGTTTCTGTAATAAGACTATTGAGAGCATCTGCTGCATTTCCGTCTTGAACCTCTGTTGCTGCTGAACGCAGAAGAATCTTAATATTATCGTTCAAGAAGTCTGTTCTAAGTTCGTCTAGTTGGTGCTTAGTGCTTCCAGTATCTTGACAATAGTCAAAGTCACCAAACTTCTCCTGAACAATCTTTACTGGAGGAACAGTTTGGTTCTGCTCATAATAGTCTCTAACAAAAGACCACACATCGTTGTGTGTCCTAAGAAGCGTGTCTACGTTTGCCTGTAGCAAAACGTGTATCTGCTTGTCATTCAATACCGCCGAAATTGTCTTAGCCTCTAGATTCACTCAGCCACTCCTTTGCTTGCTTGCGTCGCTCTGAACGCAATCTGTCATCTTCTTCTCTTGCCGCCTTAGATTGTAGCAGGCGATCTACGTTGTTAGCAAACCCCTTCCACGTTGGATTGGGATTAATACTAAAATAGTATTCCATGGCATTATAAATATCTTCTTGAGGAAATGACTCAAGGAGGGCGTCTGCTGCCCACTGCTCATTATACTTATTTAGATTAGGGGCAGGCATGTCATTCATTCGACAATGCTTTTCATACCTGCTCAAAACAGCAAATCTATTCTTTCTGTCTGCCATTACTCCACCTTTGTATGCGATACAACAACTGTCATGCAGTATACATCATCGTCCATATAATGACCAGACTGCGCTATTAGGTTAATAAAATCAGTATCTCCTAAGAGATTGCCCATCTGCCTGAATGACTCCGCCTCTGTTTCTCCGTATGAACAGAGAACAGAAACCTTCTCGTTAGATGCAACATAAGCATAATTCTTTGACCTATTTGAGTTGTTAAACTCTACCCAAAAGTCATCCATTACTCAAGTTCCTCTCTTGCCTCCTGCAACTTTTCTGACAGTTGCTGCTCTACAAAAGAGTAGACGCGATCAGATGCCTCCTTGGTGGATTCACCGTCACGCACAAAGTCCTCCACCTGACAATCAAGGCGTAGGGACTGAAAATTTCCTGTGTTTAGTGTGTAGCCCAAAGACCACTGAACCTTTGTTGGTTCCATGCGAATAACCTTTCTAAAACGATTTGCCGTATTATATTGTTTCAGAGAAGACGGGAATGAACTTACCACTCTCGTCCTTGACGTAGTAAATCATACCATCACCCATGGCATAACGCAACTCCTGTTCTGTAGGAGTTTTGTTATTTGTTACCAGACCGTCTTTTCTTGCCCTGCCCATATGGGTTTGAGCCATCAGATTTCTTGCTTCCCATATGTGGTCCTCGCTGTAGTAACTTAGGTGATGAAAGGCGGTTTCTCCACCAGGGAGTTCGCCTACGGGTTGAGGGAGAAAACCACGTTTTACTAATCTCGGTATACTCTTCCTATGGTAGTTTAGAAGTTTGGCGGCTTCTGCTACTGTAAAAGCACGCTTGCGCTTCTTCTTAAATTCTACCATGTTCATAGTCATTTGTACAGCCTTGGTACAGTTCCAAAGCGTGACTATTCCTTGTGCCCTGCTGGAATGAGTGATTCTGACCAGATCATCATTAAGAAACCAAGTCTTTCTTCTTGGCCTCTGAATTACTGGCAGATTGAGGCTTTCATCCTCATCTTTTCCAGTAGCCATAGTCTTGCTCCCTCTCCGCTTTTCACATCTTCATTGCGATAAAACTTTCTAGAGCCACAGCGTATACAAAATGTTTCAAGGTGGTTATGCTCTGTAAACGCTCTGTCTACAAAAACTCTCCCCTTACACTTTTTACAAGTAAGCATAGTCCGAAAATTATATCATGTAGGAATGCCAATGGCAGTGATATTTACTGTTGTCGTAACCTGACCAGAGGAGTTGAACTTAACTACTCCTTCGATTCTTGAGGTTGTAATAGATCTAATAACAACAGAAACGTCGTCACCAATATCTGATGTACCGCGATTGACTACTGTTGCAGTAGCAATTGGTGGGTACTTGAAGTCTGATGAATATGAAAATGAGAATGGCTTAGTTGTTCCTGCTGTTACTGATTCGTTAGTAACGAGATCAACATACCCAGCAATTACTCTGGCTGCTCTCGTTTGAATTACTTGGTTTCCTGCGTCTCTTGTAGAAACTGTCGTGTAATTATAAGTAGCAGACGATACCTCATTTGAAACCTCATTAATTGCGTTTGCCAACTGGTAGATGTATGTAACGTCTAGTGGCTGCCCTCTATCTGGTAATGGAATTTTTGCCATGGTTAAATTATATCATCTAGGGCGTTGGAATTTCAAATATTGGTGTCCAGGCAGACAGCCTGTTTCTGTCTTCAGAAACTAACCTAAACCTAACATATATTTCAGAGTCTTGATCTAAGCCAAGTGCTGTCAATTCTTCTGCACTAATTATTATTCTTTTAGACATTATGAAATCCCCAGCGAGAATCTGAAATCAATGTAGTTGTTTGAGTTTGCTGTTTTAATAATTGGCAAACCATTGTTTCCTGAAATAATCGAATACCCAGACATTTTGTAGACTGGATTATCTGTAGTGTTGTCTAGCCTAAATCCATCAAGTGCTAGGTAATGATCTTGGGAGGGGGAATCGTCTGATTTTGTGATGGATACAAAAACTCTGGCAATCTTAATTTCTGTAGAAGCAAAGTCTGCCGATGTGTAAAACCTAATGTATGGCGATGTTGTGCTAGCAGATTCATTATCATAATCAATGTTCTGTGAAATCTGCGAGGAAGCAACAAAGTATCTGTTTACGTCCAAGGTTGTTCCAGGAATATATGCCTGCATCTTGGCAAATGACTGAGATCCAGTTACTTCATTTTTAAAGAACTCCACAAGAACCTTTACATCTTTGACTGCTGCCTGCGCCGTGGATGTTCTGTCTACCATTGACAACGCAAGTTTAAGAAGGTCTGAAGTGTTGTTTCCTGAGATATCAAAACCAATGTTGTTTAAGTGAACATGCGCTCCTGACCCAACCCAGTCCCCGTCTATTCCTGCGCTAGCATCTATTGAAGAAAAGTCTCCCCTTAGCATCAATGTTCTATTAAGGTGCCGTGGCCCCTCTTTTCTACTCTTTCTTGTACTTACTTGAAATATAGGGTCTGAGGTGTTGGCATAAAACGCAGTCGCTGTTTCCTGAATGTCTACAGTAGTAGCAGAACCATCAAAGCCAAGGTTTGTGTTGAGTGGTGGATCAGAGATAGCAACATCATGAACCTGCCACCCATTAGAAAAATTAAAAAGCACTCTGCTGTCATACTGAGAGGCAAGGGTGTTGTTTGCTGCCGACCAGATTCCCACCTCGCTTATCTCATACCTATTTTCTGTTGGCAATTCTGCCGTAAGAGACATTTTTGTTCTAGGGACAAGAACCGATCCATTCGGTGACAAAGTTACGGCAGGGCTTATATCAGATCCAATAACGGAGTAACTAAAGGTGTTAGAGGTAACAGCAGTAATCTCAAACTGACCATCTAGAGAGTTGTCAACATCGCTAACAATGACCGTTTCTCCTATAACTATATCGTGATTTATAGATGTAGTCAATGTGGCAACATTAGAAACCAACTCTTTTGTGGTTACTTGATAAGTTACAGAATCATCAACAAACCCCTTTGAAGAAATTGGAATCCTGGTCATCTCAAAGTCTAGTCTTTTTTGACTATATGCAGAATTGGGTATTGGGTCAGTCGGACCTAGAGGTGTTGCGCCACATCCTATTGCTAGGTGAGTAGCATATTCTGGAACCTGACCAAGGAGGTATTTTGATATTATTTCTTTGCCGTCATTAGTAATCATGATTCATCTACCAAGTTAATTGTACCATTCAGGAGCAATTGTGCCTGTATCTCTTCCCCGTCTCTTACGTCTTCAACCTCTATAACAAGGTCGCCATTTTCATCAAAATAAGGCTCATAGATTCCCCTAGAATCTAGGTCTATGCCGAACCTAGAAAAATAGTTAGTAGAAATAGCAGTAGCAACAACATTGTTTGGATTAAATTCCTGTCTCACAGAAGAAAGATTTTTGATTGGCTCATAAACAACCTTTTGACCATCAATCAAATCTGACCTTGATATATTTGCCAACTCCGTTGAGCCAATCTCTTCAAACAGTAAGTCTTGCAACAAAGCAATTTCTATTGAATCATCGTCAAACTGAATTATGTCACTTGGAGCCTCTTTAATATTTTTATCAGGGGTGGTCATGGCCGTAAACCTAGGCAATACTGGAC